TTGTCGGCAAACAGTGGGAGGGCGTTCAGAGCAACGGCTTGCCCACGCCTCAGTTCAATTTCCTGAAGCGTGTTGTCACGTTTATTGTGGCAAGCATCAACCCGAACTCCATCAAAGTCAACATCACTCCGCTGGCGAACACTCCCAACACCGAGTCTCTTGAAGACCCCGTGCGTATCATCAACGAAGAGATAGATGCCATTATCGAGCAGAACAATCTCCCCGCTCTGATACGCGAGTATTCGAGAGATGCCGCCGTCAGAGGCGACGGATGTATCTATACATACTGGGATCCTGATGCGGAGACGGGTCAGGACGCAAAGGGCGCCATTAAGAAAGAAGTCATCGAGAACACCCGAGTGTTATTCGGGAATCCCAATGACCGCAGAGTGCAGAGCCAGCCGTGGATAATAATCGAGAACCGCACGATGTGCAGAAATGCGCGGAAGATGGCGAAAGAGAACGGTTTCGAGGACTGGCGTTCCATCGTTCCGGACACGATGCCCGATGATCAGGACTCTGTGAAGATGACCTATGACAAGGTCACGGACTTACTGCTGTTATGGCGCAACGAAGAAGACGGAGAGATCTGGGCGTATGAGTTCACCAGGAACTGCCCGCTGAAAGACCCCTGGTCTTTAGGCATCAGGCTGTATCCGCTTGTGTGGCTGAACTGGGATTACACCGCAGACTGCTATCACGGACAGGCGATGATAAGCGGGCTTCTGGATAACCAGATGTTCGTCAACCGCATATGGGCGGCGAGCATGAGGGCGCTGATGTTCCAGGCATTCCCGAAGACGGTATACGACAAGACGCGTGTAGCGAAATGGGATAACCGCATCGGAAGCGCTATCGGAATAAACGGCGGAGATGTGAACAATGTAGCGAAGATAATAGATCCCGCTACGATATCTCCGCAGATAGCGCAGTTTATCCAGCTCGCGGTCAGCCAGTCTGAAGAGAATCTCGGAGCGACAGCTGTTGCATTGGGCGATACAAGACCGGATAACACTTCGGCTATCATCGCGCTGCAGAGAGCAGCTGCGACCCCGTCCGAGATGACGAAGCAGAACATCTATCAGAGCATCGAAGACGACTGCATGATCTCAATCGAGTTCATGGCAGAGTATTACGGGAAGAGATCCGTAGACATTGCTACACCGCCTCAGGTGAAAGAAGCAATAGAGTTTGTGAATCAGGGTGCTCCCACACAGATGGAGATGCCGAGCGAAGTCCCGATACAGTTCGACTTCAAGGTCCTGAAGAATATGCCGATGAAGATAAAGCTCGATGTCGGCGCTTCGTCTTACTACAGCGAGATCCAGAGCCTCGCGACTCTGGACAATCTGCTGAGGCTCGGAGCTATAACTCCGCTGCAGTATCTCAGAAGAATACCCGACGGTTATATTCCAATGAGAAGCGAGCTTGTGTTCGAGCTTGAAGAAGAGCAGCGCAAGCAGGAGCAGATGGCAATGGCGCAGATGGGGATAGAGACGGGGCCAAACGGCGCGCCAAGTTCCCTTGAAGCGTCTGCCCCTCCAGAGAAAGACGAAGCCGGCAAAGACGAGATACCCTCGACAAGAGGCTTCTCTGATCTCCAGCGCAAAGTAATGCAGGGCGAAGACGTAAGGTAAAGCCCACAAGGCTTTAAAATAGACAATTAAACTGAGTGCCAGACCAGGCAGAAAGGTTAAATTATGGACGAGATCAAGACCGAATCATTCGGCGAACTGTTTGACGAAGCCACATTCGACCGTCCCATTCAGGGCGAGTACTCGATGGTAGACGGAGACGACACCGAAGTGATCGGAGAAGATTCTGTTGACGAAGAGGAAACACCATCCGAACCGGAAACGGAAGAATCTGTTGAAACTGAAACTAATGACGAAACTCCCGATGAGGAGATTATTCCCGAAGAGGCGGAAGAACCTGCGGAAGACACAGCCCCTCAATCAACTGAAGACAAATATGAGCTGAAGCATCTGTCCGAGGTTCAGACCGTCGATCGGGAAAAGGTCATAGAGCTTGCTCAAAAGGGGCTTGACTATGACCGAATCAGAGCAGACCGCGATACCACAAGAGCGGAGAACGAAGAGCTGCGGACCTACAAGGAATTCCTGCAGGAGCTGGCAGACTCTTCCAAGATGACCATCGAACAGCTCATGGATGAGACCAGAGCGGATGTCATCTCGCACAGAGACGGTACGCGTAAAGAGGTAGCTCTGAAGCAGGTCAGAGAAGCCCGCGAAAGCCGTAAATCCAACTTCACGCAGAAGAGTCTCGAAGAGGCCCGACAGGCAGACTATCAGAGATTTTCGGAGACCCATCCCAACTTGGATCCGAAAGACATCCCCGCCGAAGTATGGCAGAGGATGAACGATAACAATCTGCTTTTGTCAGAGGCGTATGCCCCGATAGACATTGCCAACACCAAGGCAGCGCTCGAGGCGAAAGAGAGAGAACTCAAAGCGAAAGAAGAGAAGATAGCGGCGTTAGAGCAGAATATGACCAATGCAAGCCGAAGCACCGGCTCCCGCAAGAGTGACGGAGCAACGGCAAAACCCAAGTCTGCTTTCCAAAGCGCTTGGGATGCTTGGAAAGATTGATGCGATAACGCATACCTTTTGACGGAAACTGATGTTAATCGCATTTTTTTAAGTTAAAGTGTGATTTAAAATCACATAAAGGCCATACTTTCCGAGCATAACAAATATATGAAAGTAATATGAGGTAAAGATATGGCTGTTAATCTCGTAACAGAAGCCCAGGCGAAAGTAACCGAACGCTTCCATGTGAAGTCCGTTACTGAGGGCATTTTTTCTAATGAATATTCCTGGAATGGCGCTAATGCCATTCGCGTTTACACGATCGATGCAGTAAGCCTTGCGAACTACGACAGAGCCGATAATGACGCGATCGACTCCCGTTTCGGCGGTATAGTCGAGCTCGGCGATACCTATCAGGACTACACCATTGCCAATGACAAAGGCTTTGAAGTCGCAATCGATGCCGGCAATGCTATCCAGCAGAAGCACATTAAAAAGGCCGCAGAAGTTCTCCGTATGATCACAGACGAGACCTACATTCCTACTGTCGATGCTTACAGACTCGCAGCTCTCGAGACAGGCGCCGGCACAAAGGCAACTTCTCAGGCCACGCTCACTTCCGCGAACATCGTAGAGAAGATAATGACAGGCCGCGCTGTAATGGGCAATAACGGTGTACCTATGGGCAACGATGTTGTGTTCATCGGCGAGACCAACGCGGTTAAACTGAAGATCGCAGATCAGGTCGTAGCAGTTGAAGCAGTCGGCGAGAAGCCTCTGGTCAACGGAGTCATCGGCAAGATCGGCGGATGCCAGGTCCGCGTAGTTCCCGACACTTATCTGTCCACCGAGTTCATGATAGTCCACAAGGGCTGCGCATGGGCTCCCGAGCAGATCAAGATGATGAGGATCCTCCCCGAGCATCCGTTCGTTGACGGTGTTGTTCTCCAGGGCAGATTCATCTACGACTGCTTCGTCAACGTGACGAAGAACAAGGGCATCTACACCTACGATACCTGATATCGGTTAATTCGACTTGAACCGATAAACCAATTGGGGATAGTTCTGCTAAACACAGGACTATCCCTATTTTCTGATAAGGAGCATTCAGGATGGCTACCATTTCGGCAAACTCATCCGAAAAGATATATAAGATAACCGCATTTGCGGGACTGCATGAATCGCCTGACGGAGATACCAAACTCAAAGCGGGCGAAGCGGCGAAGATGCGGAACTTCATGATAACCCGAGACGGGAATCTGAAGAAGAGACCGGGGGCGAAACCGATATGCGGTCTGCTTCAAAGCTACGGTGTAGCGGATACTGCGGAAACATATACGACCGACAAACCGAATCAGCTGACGATGTATGCGACTCTGTCCGCTTCCTCAGACGGTTTCTTCAGCGGTACGACATCGTCCGTAGTGACAGACTTCGAGGCCAATATCGGCAAGTACTGGATTAGAAACGGCTATCAGGCATACAAGCTGTCTGCAGTCGGGGAAGATACTCTAACGTTCATCGTGGAAGAGATAACTACCACTGAGAGCGATACTGCCGTCAAAGCAATGTGGAGCGGGTATGTCAATAAAGTTAAATACTTTGTTGCCGCCTGCAACGGCTACTTGTGGTATCTGACTGAATCAGGCGGGGCATGGGCAAGGACCAGCATCGGCGCTGTTGACACATCGGGCCCCGTGCATCTGTATGGTTTCTCCGAGAAGCTGTACATTCTGACAGCTACGGATTATCAGGAATGGGACGGCACAACATTGTCTTCCGTTTCCGGATATGTGCCGTTGGTTTCTGTGAGCGTTCCTCCAAGCGGAGGCGGTACAACGCTCGAACAGATTAACAAGCTGTCATCGGGCAGACGGTCATGGTTTTCTCCTGACGGTACAG